ATGTGAGATTAGATAAGTTGAGAGATTTAGGATTCAAAGAAGCGTTAGATAGTTCTGATTTTAAAGGGCAGTTTAACAAATTTTCAGGAACAACTTTAGAAAAATTTAATCAAAACTTTACTAATTTAGTTAGGACTGATGGGCAGTTAAAAAAGTTTGTGGGTTATCTTAATGAAGCTAAACTTAAACCCGGAAGCACCATACAAAGTGTCTTTAGTTTTTTTAATTCTGTATTTGGTGAAACTGGTACAGTAGATCAGATAGCTGATTTATTAGGTGTGGATAAAGAAACTACTGAAGGTAAAAGAATAATACAAAGAATAAATGCCACTAGTAGTGGTTATGGCGAAGGAACTCTACAAGCAAAAATAGCAACACTGAAGTTTGTTATTGCGGCTGATTTGGCTAGAGCAGAAGATAGTCAAGGAAGATTGTCTGACCAAGATTTAGCACGTAACTTAGCTAAACTAGGAGATAAAACATTCACTACAATAGAAGGTGCTATTGGTGCTGTGAGTGAAATACAAGAAGATATTGCTAATAAGATAAAAAGCCAAACAGTTTTAAATGAAATTAAAAACAGAGCTATGGCTAGAGGTTATTTTACAAGAGACGAAAGAAGACTGCTACAAGCTGATTTTATGGCTAGGAGATACATAACAGAATACAATAGAAGTTTACCTGCAGATGGAGGAACAGCAGAGGATCAAGTATCTGTTACTGTAGAAGATGTTATGAACCCTGACAAGTTCGATGCACCTGATGCCAATTTACAAGGGAGTGGTGGTGAGACTGTTCACAGATCAAAAGATGGTAAGACCTATATATTACTGTCCAGAGATGGTAAAAGTGTTGTAAAACAAATTTCAGGCGAAAATGTAGGCAAAGCAATTGATGAGGATGGTTCAATAACTTACACAGAAATCGGAGGAACTGATGATGTTAAGGGTTTAGAATCTCCATTTGGTTCTGATCCTAAACCTAACGTTGCACCGTCAGGAACAAGTGGCGACAGCTTGCCACCAATTAACCCACCAGCACCTTCTGCTACAGTTACAACAGAAGTTCTTGGTACGGATATAGGTGTAAACGGCATAGCCGATCTTGGTCAAGCAGACTCAAACGGCATTTACACTGTAAACGGTGTTCAGTACACTGTCGTTAAAGTAAATCCTCTTACCTTAAAAAAAGTATCACGTTAAAGGAATAGACACGAATGGCTGAACCAGCAATACCATATAATTATCCCGATGAATTTTCTGATATATCTAAAAAAAGTATAGATAAGCAGAGAGATACTACAAGTATATCCACTAAATTTACTGACATACTAAATAGTACAAGCGTACAAGAGATACAAAATAAAGGTGTAACTACAATTGGTGGCGAAATTTTAACGCCTAGTCTTTTGAATAGAGCTAAGACTGACAACAAATTAAAAACTAAGTTGTATATAGACTTTCAAAAAAGCCAAGATAATATAACACAAGACCCTGATAAGCCAGTAGTTGCTGGAAGTACACCTGATTACAAAGGTCTTGATGAATCACTATTTAAAGGACTCGATCAAGGCAGTGAGAAGTTTAAAGAGTGGATGAACTCCATACAAGATAGACAACTAGTTGCAAGAGTGTTTGGTGACAAGTCATCAATACCATTGAAAGGAAGACAACTCATAGTTGACTCTTTTAAAACTGGTAATTTTTATGATGAGCTTAGTCGCATGGCTAAATCTATTCCCGGAGATATCTTGCGTCTGCCCAATTTAGCTTACATGGGTCAAGCCGCAGTTAGAGCAGCTTACCATGATGCAAAGGTAAACGAAGCAGGTGCTTTTGGTCTTAAGTTTGGACAACTTATGCAAAATACACCAAACTTAAAAGCGTGGAACAACATGCTTAACAAAAGTGTTGTTACAAAAGATATGGCATCGAGACTTAATGATTGGTACAAAGGGAAGTATATCGCAGAACACGGAGAAGAAGATTACAACAGAGAGCATCAAGTTCCATTAGTTCAGATGGTCAATGGTAACATTGTATTCCAAACAGATGAAAGTGGTCAACCTAAATATAGAAACAAAGAATTAGACGCAAACGTAGCAAATGATCTACTTGACTTGAGTTACAATAAATTAGGTGGTACAGAGAAAGCTGGTATGTTTTTTTTAACGATGGCTCCATTCACTACAGGAGCTAGAACATTAAGAACAGCAGGTGACATAAAGATATTAAATAAGATGGACAACTTGCGAAAAAATGACCCTGACTATGAAGGCTTAAGTAATATAGAAATACTTAATAAATATAGGAAAGACTGAGGATTTGCAGCTTCTACGTTTAGAAAATTATGGCAAACTGCTACATTTACATCTGATAAAACTAGAATAAGAGATGCTGAAAATATTAGTGATCATGTAAATGTTTTAAACAGGTATGATACAGACATAGGAGAGTTACAGGAAAAGATAAAGGACTCTACTGAATTTTTAGATGCTAAGAAAAAAAGTCTTGCTTCATTAAACTCTGACATAACAAAAGGTAAAACTTTAAATGCAGGAGAGTTGGCTGATAAAAAAGCTTTAGAAAAAAGTATTTTAAATACTGAAAATAGACTTAAAACAGATCAAAATATGTTATTGATAAATCAAAAATCACGCAGTTCATACGCCCTTAAAAATGGAAACGGTAAGTATGTTAATCCTTATCTAGTAAGCACAGTGGCTGATGATGTTATCATATCTTCAGCAATGGGGTATGGTCCTCAACTACTAAGTTATGCAGGTATGGATGACGCTTTAGACACACGTTGGCAAGAAATGATCATAGGTTTAACCTCTCCTCTTGCTGCCCCAAAAATTGCAGGATTAGCAACAAGAGGTTCAATTGGTTTAGCTGATTTTCTTTCAACAGGAGGTATTACAGATACTGCAAGACTCTTGGAGGGGTCTAAGTTTATACCTTTAATTAATCCGGGAATACTTTTAACTAATGACGAAGCTAAATTTAGAAGAATACTTACAGCATACAATGTTAGTAGAGGTAGACAGGGAGATGCCGCAACTCCCACTTCAGACGAATTAGAATCTTTTAAACTAATGTCACGTATATACAGAAACATGAAGCCACAATACAGAGAAAGATCATTTCAATCTTTACTAAAATACAACCAAACTATGCAAAATTTTGAAGATCAAATGGTGCGATTAGGAATGGATGATGATGTGATTGCAAAAAATATGCAGACATTAAATTTGTCTATGGCTGAAGTCACTGGTCTTGCTCCTTTGATTGCATACTCCAACAAGGTAGGGTCTACTTTTACTTCAAGTGATGCTGTAGGTAGTATTGACAAATTAGCTGCAATATCTATGGCTAAAGAAGATAGCCTAAATGGTATTGATCTTCTACTTGGAACTCTTAAGACTAGTCTGCAGAGAGAAACTGGATTAGATTTAGACAGCAACGCACCTTTGCAAAACATGTTTAATTACATGAGTACAATGGTTGCTGATCAAAGAAACATAATTACTAAACAAAAGTCAGCACTACAAGAACAGTTAGATGTTTTTATAAACAACGTTGGAATGAAAGAAGTTGACTCTGATACCATAGATAAGATTGTTAATCTGAACGCTATGATAGGTGGTAGAGTTCTGAACGCAAAAGACAGGGCAGTTGAAATTAATAAGACTTACAATGGTTTAATGGATTCTGCTAATAAACAACTAGACGAGATAAAACTTTTCTCTGGGGAAATGGATGAAAAACAACTTAAACTTCAAGTGAGACGAGTTGCTGATGTTATGTTTGATTTAGAGCTAGGTAGACGTAGAGCTTTAGGTTCAAGGTTTTACGGAGACGTAGATAAATATGCTTCTCAAAACAACATAAAAGTAGATATGACTAAGTTAATAACTACTTATCTTGAAACTGCAGATGAGTTTAAAGGTAAGCCACTTACCACAGTCTTTGGAAGAGGTAGTGATTTTTTTAGTTCGTTAGGTTCTCCTATTCAAAAGACATTTAATTCTATGGCTTCTAATGCCCTTGATAAAACTTACAGTAGGCAAGACATTAATGAGTTAAAAAAGAGCCTTGAGTTTAGTGAGATATTACCTCAAGGTTCTAGTGATCTAGAGTTAGCTTTATATTTAAAACAAAGTCAAATGAATAAAATAGAAGCTGGTACACTTGATCCTGCAAAAGCTACGATGGTAGATTTCTTTGATGGCACTGCTAAAGAAGCAGAAGATGTTATGAGATACTTTAAAGATAGAGCCTTAAGAATGTCAAAGCAAACAGCTAATCCTAAAAAGACTGCTGAAGAAATAACAAATAAACACATGACTGTAATTGATGAAATATTTACAGCGGCTGATCCAACAGGTGAGTTGCTTAGATTACAAAAAGTCGCTAGAAATAACTATTCTAAAATTGTAGGTGAAGCTACTGATATGGGGTATGTTCCTGATGTTTTACAAAATAGAAAAAACAAAGCAGGTATAATAAGAACAGATAGAAAAACTATACTCAAAGAGACAGAAGGTAATTATAAATACAAAAACATAAATCAAAATACACCTGAAGCACCTTTCTACAATATAGCTAACTTTGCAGAAAAATTATTGTACGCTAAAAGTGATGTAGAAGTAGGTGACTTGTTAACATCTATAGGTAATGAAAAAAATAGATTGTTTTCTTTCTTGGGTGCTACTCAAGCTAAAGATAAAAACGGTGTCACACAATACGCATTTGACTTGCGTGAGCCTAGACAAGAAAAGATAATGCAAATGGCAGAGGGTCTTGTTAACACTATAGTTACACACAGATTAGGTCACTCTGTTGCTGATGAAGCAGGTAAAATTAAATCTATTGTAAAGGGAGCTAACGGCAAGAAGTTAGAAAATTTAGATAGCTTGAACCCTGACAATTACAATTTTGCTAGTGCTATGAATATAATTAAAATGGAAGACAGGATGACTATTCCTGTAATAAATAAAGATGGTACGTTAGAGCAAAGAAAGTTTTTCAATGGCACAGCAGTAAAAGGTTTTGCTACTGATATTGTAGAACACATGAGGATAAGTCAAAAAGCAAGAGATGAGTTTGTAAAGCTAAGAGATGAAATCATGGATACTAAAGGAGCTTTGAATATAGAAGCTAAAGGTAAGCTTGATCAACAGAATAAAGCAATAGATGCGTTAGATGGAATAACAGATTACGTCAAAAATCCAAAGAGATTTTTTGCAGAACATTTTGAAACTGCAACTCCAGAAAGTATAAATGAACTTATAGAAGACCTAGTATCAAAAGGTAAATACATGGATACTCCTGTCGATGAAAAACAGATAAGAGACTCCTTAAAGTTTATGTACCTCAAAGGTGTCCTTGAAACATCTGCTGTTAAAAAATCAATAGATATATTGTCCGATACTCCAGATGCCATAGCAGCAAGATCAGAAATAACAGACATACAAAGCTTTGTTAATATTGTAATTGATAAAAAGAACAAGGATGTTATGCAGGCAATCATGGGAGTTGATTCTGAACACATAGGATTCCTAGAGGATGTAGCAAACTGGATTACTTATGCAGGTGGTAACCCCAGAGGTTTTGCACCTAGAGGTGACACAAAAGGTTTAACTATAGATAGCATATTCTCTCGTGTGTTTAACATTGCTAGAGGAATGGTTAGTCCTTTGTATGTAGGTACAGAGATAGCTACAAGATTGTTGCTTGAGAAGAATCAATCATTGTTAACTGTAGCTCTAAGAGACAAGCAAGCATCTAAGATACTAGCTAAGATGGTACAAGACCCTGAAGGAATGAGTGACAGGGATATAAAAAATTTAGGTCAAAGACTAAAAGTATACATAACTATGGAAGTTATACAGAATAGACAAAGAGGTTTACCTACATTGAATGAATTTGTAGGGTTAGACGAAGAAGAGAAAGTCCAAGTTGAAAAGGGTGGACTAAAGCTTGACGATGTTAAGCTAGGACAAAAATATAGCCTACAAGGAGTAAATTAAATGAAGATGTATAACAACGGTCCACGCAAAGGCATGATGTATGGTGGTGGTGCTACCCCAAGAAAGCCTATGATGTACGGTGGCATGACTACTAAAAAGAAAATGAACATGGGTGGACTTGCTAGTCAAAACAGGAAGAAAACCACTGCACAGTCAGCAGAGATGAGTCCTATGGGTGGCATGACAGAGCAGAAAAGATTTAGCATGGGCATGATGTATGGTGGCACTGCTAATAAAAAGAAAATGCTATACGGGGGTCAAGCTAAATTAGATATGAATAAAAATAATAAGATAGACAAAGAAGACTTCAAGATTCTTAAGAAGAAGAAGTAGGCTTATCTCTCTGTCTAGATATCTTACGACCTTTAAAGAAAACAATTGTATTGATAGTGGTGTTGATAGTTATGGCAATAGTTAACCATGCTTCCCACCACTCCACTACAAAAACCTTCCTGACTTATCCATAACCTCTTGTGCAATTGATCTCAAGTACCTTATGAAATCTCCTACCTTATTTGTACCCTCGTACATAGGAAGACCTAAGTTCATAGTCTTCTCGAACTCTTCAGGCTCAACTGCATCGTAGAGTATCTCAACATTCCCATCTTTATTTAAAAATGCTTCTAGTGAAAATAATTTAGCTTTTACTTTGGACTTCATTGATTGGCTCTAATTTACTTATAGGTAAGTTATAACAATCAGTTCTAAATGTAAAACCGTTGCTTGGGTCTACTTGACCTTTTTTATACCGAGTAGCTTTAGCGTAGTATTCTTGTTTAGCAATGCTACCTAGTATCCAAGCCTTACTGAGATCAGTCAGTATCCTCACGAACACGTAACTGTCACAGTCTTGCTTAGTACCATGAGATGCAACCGAGCAATCATAATTAGACTGTGGCTTAGTATTACAACGTTTAGTCTTAACGTCAATTCGATTCCCATCTTTTACTAAATCATAGTTAAATGTGTTTGCTTCAGTTGCTCCAATGATATCAGCTACGATTATCTCGCCTATCGCACCTACTACGTTGCTAGTGCCACCTGTAATACTTCCCTGCAGTATGCCTACAGAAGAAGCTTTTTCCCTCGCATGACGCATATAATCTTCGCTGATTGGTACTTCGATCATTAGCTTGAACTCAAGTCTACAACTTCACAGGCATCTGCAGTGCAAGCTAATTCACGAGAACCACTCGTATTATCTTCCTTTTCATACTTAGAAAACTTACTCCAATCCAACTTGGATGGCACACGACCATTCCACTCTAGATAGTCATCAGCTTCTATGTCTTGATAAGGAGCTTGTTGGTACGTGTGATCAGCAAACGGTAAGAATGATACACCTGATGCAATATCAAAGTTATCATACAACCATGCTCCCACTTCCATCCACTCCTCTTCCTTTACAGTAATAGTTACAGATGGTTTATGTTCGCACCAATTAAGTGCATAGACTTTCCATAGTTCTAGTTGTTCTAATGCACTCATCTCTGTTCTAGTGATAGCACCACTAGGAGATTTCATAGGAAATGAAAAGACAGTAACACTGTCAGGTTTCATTACGTCAGGTTCAGCAGGTATGCCCTCTTCTTTCATAAACTGTGTAAGTGGGTCTTTGTTATCACCACGTACAGTCCTGATGTAAAAGTCATTATGTCTAGCATGAATACCTGATGCAGAGTCAGTCAATTGAGATACAGTACCACTTGGTTTTACACAAGTGATTGCCGTACTTCTTGGTATACCAATCTTCTGTGCATACTCTTTGTTTGTATCGACTGCTACTTGTTTCAACTCTTGTAGCCAAACCTTTGAGTCTACCTGTTTGGATAGAACATAATGATCCATGATACCTGTCAGTGAAACGCCTAACAATCTTTCTTCCTCTGTATTTGTTTTCCATATCTTACGTAGATATTTTAAATCTGTAAGAGTTGATTGGAATGTACCTAACATGGTAGCAATCCTAACCTTTGATCGTAAAGATAGCAAGTCATCATTTTCTCTTACTACAACTTCAGATAGATTACAAAACTGATACGGTCTAAGTATGATCTCACTGCATGGGTTAGTTCCCCACATGTGTCCTGTCTGTCTTCTACCGTTCTTAGCTACCTGATCATCGGCGGCCTTACGGTTGAACATGCCACGTTCACCTGACTTGGACTCATACAGAGCCAACCATTCTCTCATGTAAGTTTCCATAGCAGGCTTACCCTTGTAGGCTACAGAGTTGTTCGCCAATGCTCTTTGACCATTTGCGTTCCACCACTCGCCTGCTTTAGCGTGTGCCATTTGATCATCGTTCAAGTTAGATAAGCTGATCAGTGCAGATCGTCTCACTCCCCCTACAACTACAACCTCGCCAACCTTACACATGATATCGTGACACTCAATAGGGAATAACTTTCTACCTGTTGCACTTTTAAATTTCTCAATAGTAAACTTAAATAAGTTAACGAGAGGATCAGCACCTGATGCCCTGCCACCCATAACTTTTAGTCTTGCACCTGCAGGTCTTACGTTAGATACATCCCATGTTGGTATCATACCTGAATACAACAAAGCCACCAACTCTCTGTAGGCTTTTGCCCAACCCATCTTGCTATCATCAACTGTGATGACAACGTCAGACTCTTGCATGTTCTCACTAATGATAGGTAGCTTGTCTACGTTCTCACGTTCAACAGAGAAACCTACACCTGTACCACACATAAGTATGTACATAGCTTCATCGAATGATCTCGGACTGTCTACGGGTAGGTAGCTACAGTTATAGCCACAAGTGTTATCTCTCTTGAGTGCTTCACCTGCAGTCATCATAGCTCTCATAGATGGCATAACCTGCAAACTAGTTATGTACTCTTCCATCATTTCTTTATCGACTTTATCTATCTTATACTTGTGTTTCTCCATAAGAGTATCAGCCATAAAATTTACATACCTGCTGACTGTCTCTCCCCAATTCTCTCTTCTTCCCTCATCTTCCATCCATCTAGCATACCTAGACTTGTGTATAAATTCTTGATACGAGGTTGGTAACATATTAGATGTCATCTTTATTTTCTCCTATTGTTTTAATTAAACGATTTAAATACCATTTTGCTTTCTCTAAATCTTCTACACCATTCTTATATTTATATCTACACAAATATTTAAGAATGTTGCCTTGAAGATACGCTTCAAATCCACCACCTGTGACAGACTCTATCATGTCAATAGTCTCGATGCCTGCTTTATTGTAGTGAGCAGGACTATTAACCATGTCTTCTTTGTTTTTACCCGACAAATACTTGATCTCGTCTTCTGCTTCTTTTGATTTCTTTCTCATGTATTCCATATGTCTCATCATTGTTCTTTACCAAAATCTACTTTAATTACATTTTCAGGCATGTCAAGTTTTTCTCCTGTTTCATCTTGATATTGTACCTGAAGTTCTTTGGCCGCAAAGTTAAACTCTATCTCTGACTCCCCACAACGAAACACTTCATCACCTCGTCTTCGTAGCAAAGCCATCATACCTTCGTGCATAATAGATGCAACAGTGTGATCCTCAAATGTCTTGTATTCTTTGCCTGTTGTGTCGTAGGCAACCAGATGAAACTGATCGTCTGGTAGTTCGGATATGACAATGTAGTATTTGTCTTTCTCCAAACTCATTATGGTATTCATATCTTTCTTTTTCATTTCTTTAACCACTCCA